GTTTACGTGAGGGACCGATTCTTTCTCTTCAAGAATCTGAGCGCGTTTCTGTTCAGCGATAGCTGCACGTACTGCGGCTTCATTATTCTTCTGTTCAGCTACAATCTCGTCACCGCGTCTACGGGTTCTACGACGCTTGCTGTCAATGAAACGTGCGCGCTGACGGCTCGCTTCCGGTTCTGGATCAGCCAGAATTTTATTCTTAATCTCTGCTAGGTCGAAGTTAACTTCTTCACCACGCATGCTTTTTACGGTTCTTGGTTTGTTAGTTGCCATTTAAGTTTAATTTCCTAAGTGTGTTTTATTTATCCACGGAAAAATTCCGTTAGGTCTAAATCAAACTGTACTGAATCTACGTCATGTAATTCAATAAGATATAGGCAATAACAGCAGCATGAACTTCCGCGACCTGTACCCCATATGACGTTCTTTTGCTTAAAGGTTTCTACAATATAAATGGCAGTACGAAGAATATTCGTCATACCATAATGCTCGAACAGCTTTAGCTCTGTGTCTACACGATCAATTCGGTCATCAATGTCGAGTTCATCTAGCTCTTCGTTAATGTCAATCTCTTCCAATAACTTCTTCTGAATATACTCTTCAACGTTTAGGTTTAGGTAATAATCAGGGATATCCCAATCATTTGAGATTTCCTTTAGCTCGGTCTTGACGCCCAACTGAACTTGGTTCTGTAAGGCGTTGAACTTTGCTACATCTTCGGATTCTTCCATCACATAGCATTGGTCATTAAGAGTTTTGCCAGAGAGTACGTAATCGTACAGAGTATTTAATTCAAAAGAAGAATCCCCATCAAACCAGAGGATTCTTCCGTTAAGCCTTACACCATTCTTCATATGTTATTCGTACTGATTTAGCTGTCCAGACTTAATTGTCTTTCCGCCGTTTAGTGTACCAGCTTCCGACTGTCGGCGTAGCGCCTCAATATCGTTAGCGCCCGGTGGAATTGGATCGGTGCTTGGCGGGACTAGTGATAGGCCGTCGCTTTGAATTGGATGACCGACAATCAATTCCTGATGCGGTGACAATGAACGATTATGTTGGTTCGGATTATAGCCTCCGTAGGCTGGCTGCTGTACTGGCGGTTGAGCCGGTCGTGGCTGGGCTGGACGTGCCGGTTCATCCGGTTTTAGTTTGAAAACCATATCTACAATCTTGCCCCAAACCTCTTCGTCTGGATACCAGTCATCGCCCTGTAGATCGATGGCGGTTCTGAACCACATCTGTAGCTCAGAGATAGTCCAAGTTTCTTTCTTCTTGACCTTGGACGTTGTGGCCTTCTTTTTGGCCTTAGTAGTGTCAGTCATTGTGTTTCCTTATGGTAGTAGGTCACCAACTGCACAATCTTTTAGTAGCTTAACGTAATTGTCAGTGGGTGAAATGCAAACCCAATGATGGGGGCCTGCGGTGTGGCATAGCATGAAATTCTTATTCATTGTTGGAACGTGAATAGTCCCGCAAGGGTTGTAGTCAATCACATTGATTACATTTTTGTTTACACGGTTCAATCTGTGATCCATCAGGAAGGCCGAGAAGTTACCTCGGCTCAACTCTGAAATTTCGATGATATCGATCTGTGAAGTATCCGGGGAATAGATTAGAATATTCCAATCTGCCGGTGCTTCGATCAAGTATCCATCTACATTGAACGCTAGTACGGGAGTTGTAATCTCTTCCAACATGACCAATTCTTGCAACATGAAGTCCCTATTCACCAAATCTAGTACCCAAAAATGATCTGTGGCAATTGGTGTATCGATGCTATCGATCAAGATAGGGCGGGAATGTTCGTCTGAAATAACCATGTGTTCTTTTTAATCCGTATTTGATGCGCTAATATACTACAAGAGTATCGTCCAAGTCAACTGTTTCTATTGATAAATTCTTGGAGTACTCAATCTTGTCGTGCTTGAAATCGTACTTAACTTCTTTGTAGTATTTGAGGCGATCCTTCATATGTTTATCGCCATACTTCAAGTCCGAATTAACATCGTAGATGTTTACCGAATCCTTGTCCTTGGCCTTACGCAAGCCACGTCCGATGGACTGGATGATCTGGATGAAGCTCTTACCAGCGTCAATCATGAAGAGATTGAAGATTCTCTTGATGTTTAGACCAGTAGATGCTAGCTGGAAGGTCGTAACTACTACCACGTCATCGCGTTCAGCGAATAGTGCATAGATTTTCTTACGGACTTCCGTTTCATCTTGACCATAAACGAAGTAGGCGTTGTCGATAGAGTCAGCCAGCTTCTTACCGAACGGAATATTGTTGACCAATACGAAAGCGTTACCCGATTCGAGTACCTTTGCATTGACCATATCAGCAATCCAATCTCGGCGTTTCTTGTTGCCTTGGAGATAAGCCTTCTCGCCTGCGTATTCAGGGTAGAATTCTTTCTTGAATTTCTTGTAAGTCATCTTCGCCGCTTCTTCGGGCGATTTCTGTTTAAAGTAGTTCCACTCACCAGTCAAATCTTCTACCAATGTTTTCACATATAGGTTAGGCTTCGCTAGCCAGCCCTTGTCGATTAGAACGTAAGCCGGTACTTCGTAGACTACTTCGCCTAGAACGTACATTACAGACATTGCGTCTGCGGGTTCCTTTGGTAGCGTACCAGTTAGACCGATGCGAACCTTAGCTCCCTTTCCGTAGTCTAGGATCATTTGCTTTAGGACGTTTGCCGCAGCACCGTGACATTCGTCAACAATGATTACGTCAAAGCCTGCCATCAACTGTGGGTTGTTCTGTAGCGACTGCCACGTTGAGACTACGTTCAAATGATTAGGTTCCTTTACGTCACCATAATATCGACCGGCCTCAATGCCCATATCGTTAATGTCTTTAGCGGTTTGGTTAATCAAATCCTTGTTTGGTACGATGACCAAGCATCTGAACTTTGTGTTTTCATTATATAGTCTAATCAATGATGCACAAATGTACGATTTACCTGCACCCGTTGCTGCCAACAGGATACCGCCTGCGTTGTCGGTGACAGCATTGATGCCTTCGACCTGATGTTCACCTAGTATGATTGGCGACCCATCCATGATAACATGCGACATATAATTTTCATCAATCACAGGCACAGTAACGTTAGCCGGTGATCGCTGGTCGATTAACTCAAAGGTGTAGCCTTTCTGCTCTAACTCTGGAATAATCAACGGAAGCATGTTGATGCTGGTCTTGCCGTTCATATCGAAGAAGCGCACCTTGCCATCCCATCGTCCAGTCTTGAACCTTGGATGGAAGCGGTAGCCCTTCGTGAAGAACCCTAACGCTTCATAGAAATGTTTATAGTCTCTGCGGTCTAAACCCATAACAACTGTGTTTAGCTCGTCTAGGACTTTGATGATAGCTTTATTACGCTCTAATGATAACATCTTGTAACTCATTCTCTCTAATACTAATAATGTTTCTTAGATCGAATGAACGTGTTCGGAAACTTTCTACTACTGCTACTGCTCTGTCGTAAACCTCTTCAACCATTAGAACTAATTCACGCGCCTTAATGTATTCCGGGTTACCATCAATGACGATCTTGATCGCCGAGTCGGTGTAATCCCTTTTGGAATTCTCTTTAATGTATACGTAAATTTCACTCTTGGTCTTTAGCTCTAGGAGCTTGGCTTTGTTCAACGAATACTTAAGTTGCACTTGTATTTCATCGTAGTAAGCCAGTAGAGAGGCGTGTTTAATACAGCAAGCTTCTAGATTCTTACCGTCGATCTTCAAATCCTCGGTGGCAAAGTCTAGTTTTTTCTGCGCTCCAATCACGTCCAATTCAATCAATTCGATTTCTTCTTGCAATGTTGCCATGATTAATTTAATTGACCTTTATCGTTATCATGATTATACCACGAAAGTTGTAAGAATTGATTATCCGTCAAACCTTCCGTAAAAAAACCATGTAGGGTTTGTGGGCGCTTGGGTTTGGTAAGTGCTTCTAACCTTTCAGGGTTTTCAAGTAACGCATTCTCAAATGTGTCAGCTTCATCTTCAATCATCTTTCTAATATCAGCGGAAGTGATTGTGTCGCCTGCACCATAATTTGAAATCTTGTTCACAAATTCTACAAGCTCTTCTACCGTTGCGGTTTCAAGCATGATGATAGGGAAGGTGAAGTTAGCGAAACGATTGTGTGAGGATTGATTCTCAGCAGTTACCGTTACCGATTCTTCTCCTAGCTTAACAACTTCACCAATCTCTAGCTGGAAACGTCCAGAGACATTAACGACTTTCTTTGATTGAAGTTCTACCAGTTCCCAAGTGATAGCAAGATTAGGTTTTGAGTACAGAATGGAAAACACTTTGGTTAGCTTATCGCCATAGACTTGGCCGATCTTTAAGTTTGCGGCCTTCAAGTCTTCGTTTCGTTCATTAATTAGTTTATTGATTATACCAAGTTCTGTCATATTAAATTTATCCTAAAGAAAAGGGAGATTGTTAATCTCCCTTTTTCTTATCTATCAATCTTCTTCGGGAGTTTCCATCGCGTTTAGGAGGCGTTCCTTGCGACGTTCAGAAGGAGTTGCGCTACGTTCAGTAGCGTCAACGATTGAGCCTTCGGTCTGGTCTTCTAGGAATTCTGAACCTTCGCTTTCCTTGGCAATCAAGGCGGCTAGGATAGCTTCCTGATGATCTGCTAGGTTCTTGCTCTGGAACTTAGTACCGTTGAAGCTGTACCATGCACCGTTCTGTTCTACGATATCCATAGCAACTGCTACGCCTAGGATGCCATCGAACGGATCGATACCGGTTTCATACGGGACTTCAATACTTACAGACTGGAACGGCTTGGTGAAGCGAGTCTTCATACCGTAAGCCTTTAGACGGATACCTGAGTACTGAGTGTCGCTGCGGCCCGGAATCTTCTTAGCATTCTCGTCCTTCAACATGAAGCGAGTAACTAGTAGAATCTGAGATAGAGCGTACTTGGTTGATTCAGTGAACTTCCAAGCGGTCTGCGGGTTCTTGGCAAGCATTGGGTCTTGCTCTTGGAATACCTGCTTGGTTACTACCATCGCCATGTTCACGCTCTTAATGTCGTGTACCCATGGAGCTAGCATAGCCTTGATCTGTTTGGCGTGCTGACCCTGATCGCCCTTGGCTTCACCCTTCGCATAATTCTCTTCCTGCGTAGCAGTCTGTAGCATATCGATGGAGTCTAGGACTACTAGGAATGGCTGGGTTTCGCCAGATTCGCGGTATTCCTTGATGAAGTTTGAAACAATCTTGGTAGCCTGTGGGATTGTTGAGATACCACGGTAGATGTAATCGTCACGTTCAACGTCTACACCAATTGCGCTCATGAAATTGTCATCTAGTGCGCTTTCGGAGTCAAGGACTAGAACACCTAGGCCCTGAGCCTGTGCTTCACGTACAATGTTGGCTACGATGAACGACTTACCAGCAGATGATGGACCGGTTACACCTGAGATACGACCCTGAGCGATACCGCCCATGTACTTACCTGAAATGATTTTGTTTAGTAGATAGCTACCAGTGGAAATCCACCACTTTGGCGGCGGTGACTTAACGGCAATACCGCCGTCTTCTAGCTTCTTTTCTTCTTTACGGATTGCTTTTAGAAATGATGACATGTTGTAATTTACCTTGTGTTTAGAATGTTGAAGGGGCTTTCGCCCCTTCAACTGGTATTGCTAGAAAGTTGTTATTAGCGACGTGCTACAGCGCGTTCTTCACGCTTGCGGCGTAGTTCAGCTAGTAGGCCACTCTTAGTGGTGCCACCTTCGCTGCTCTCTGCCTTGTCTTCCTTAGCAGTTACAACTGTCTTGGTTTCGACTACGGTTGAATCTTCGTCGTCACCGTCATCATCATTACTGTCTTCAACCTGTGCAGTTTCGACTACACGCTTGGTTTCCTTCTTCTCAACGATACGATCTTCTGATGTATCAATTGACTTCTTCTCAACCGGAGCCTTCTTTTCCTTGGTGTCTTCATCAACATAATCTGAGCCGGTGTTATGGGCGTTTAGCATGTTGGTGACCTTCTCTAGGCCGAAATCCTTTGGTAGTAGAGTTGATAGGTCGATTAGTTCAACGTTATCACGGTATTCCTGCGGAACAGCGGACGGACGGCGAGCGAAACCAGTACCAACATTGTATACTGCAAACTTCTTCGGGTTAAGGGTCTTGGTGATAATGAAATCCGTACCTTCCGTTAGAGATAGGAAGTCGCCTAGTTCCGGGTCACCAATTTCCTGCTTGATTAGAGTCATCAATTCATTAGCGAACTGAGCGTTGCAGGTCTTACCGACATAGGTTTCGCCAGCTTCGTTAGGAGGTAGTGGGTCTTCTAGAACAAGAATGCGTAGCATTGACTGCTTCTTACGGTAGTACATCTTACCGTTTTCTTCATCGTCCATCTTGTAGTAGGCTTGGGATTGTTCACAGATTGGGCAGGACTGACCATGCATCTTGCGGCATGGAATCTTCTTCGTCTCGCCGTTGATTGACAGATTGTGTTCTAGACGATCTACGAAGAATACCTTTTCGTTTTCTTCATTTAGGTCAGGGAGGATGCGGATTACACAGCGCTCGCCTTCTTTCATGTTCCAGAACGGATAGATGTTGCGGTTGTTTGAGAACTGGCGATTGCCGTTGTTCTTTTTAGCTTCCTGATCGTTCTTTAGCTGCTGGCGTAGACGTTCGATACGGGATAGAGTTGACATAATTTTTATATTCCTTTTGGATAGTATTCTAGGGGTTGCATTCTATTAAAACAGTTATTGTAACGAGGTCATTACTCGCTACCATCTTATTTAGTATAGATGCGGGGTGGTGAGCCACCCCGCGTTCCATGAGGGATATAATAGCCAACTCTTTATAATTAGCAACTATCTTTTTAGCGAATTATACGTTCTTTCTTAAGATAGTCAGTTAGGGCGATGATATGCTTACAAACACCAGACAATTCTTGTGGATTGACGGGAGGGTAAGTGGTCGTCTTCCTATGGTATGGTTCGGGCGGTTCGCCAGTTAGGGCCTTATCACGCTGGTCCCATACAGACCAACGGAAATAGAAATCCAAACAAGTACAACGGACCTTTACATTAGATTTATAGGGACGAATAGGGTCAATGAAATACGTTGAACCATCGTTTACTTGAATCTCTTGCCTACCATGTCCACCTTCATTGAAGAACGAGACTCCGCTGAAAACAACGATAGTCTCGTAACTCTTATTGGATGTTCTGGTAGTGGCCTTAGCCGTCAAGGTCTTTTCATTCGTTGATGGAATTAGAACGACCTGTTGGATTTGCACTTTCTTTGAATTACTTTCTCTTGGAGAATTACGAACTGTTTCGCCAGTTTTAGTATGGCGAAGCAATTCATTGTAAGTCATTTCCATGAGGGCCTGATGGCCGCAATTCAATTTATCACACATTATCAGTCCCAAGCGCCGTTGTTCTCTGATACTTCTGCCTTATGTTCTTCTAGATAATGTGATGCGATTTCAGGGAACTCGTTAACCATGTAATAGGCAATTACCTTCTTAAGATTTTCGTATTCAGCCTGATTCTGATCTTCATCACCCATACCATCAACCATTAGCTCAAAATCCTGAGCCTTGCCTTGATCGAATCCATGTAGAATTCCTAGGAAAGGTTCGTAGTAGACTTGGCATTTTAGGGTAATGCCGTCATAGGCCACGCGAAGATATACTTCACTTACGCCATCGCCGTTATCAGCAGTAGTAAGTGCATCAGCTTTGATTTCGGCACGGCCTACTTTCGCAGTACGATTCCAGTCAATGTCTAGACGAACATCGTCTAGACGGGTACGGCGATCAAATACCTTATTACGCATTTCATTTAGTTGTACTAGTTCGTTTAAAAGATTCATTTAAGTTCCTTGGGGTGTGAATCTATTTATCTCATATTAGGAACGGCATAGGTTCTTCACTCTCGTCTTCGTCAGCATGATGAGCAGGTTGACGTAGACGTTCAATGTCGTCTTTGTTATAGTCCCACTTCCCTTCCATTTCGATTTGAGCTTCAACGTTATACATTCTAACATATGCAGCATCATCGTAGGTGGCAATGTCTTCTAGAATTCGGATGACGATAAGAACCGCAGCAATACAGTCGTCGTTGACGCCAATGTTTGCCGCATACGAGCCTTCACGTCTGACGTAGTTCTTCATTTCATGGAAGAGTACCTTAGAGTTCAAGATCATGTTATTTCTTTCAAACAATTCCTTAAACTTTAGAGCGGCTAGTGTCTTAGTGTAGTTGGTGGTAGTGATACCGGTCTTCTTCGCACCCTTATCAGAAATAAGATGCGCCCAGCGAGGTAGTGAATCATCAGCCTCATAAAGTGCTAGCATGGATGCGCCGACACCGTTACTTTCGATAGAGAAGTAAATGTCCTTGGTGTATTGCTCCAAGAATAGAAGTAGCTGCTTCAACTGAGTGTACGCGACCGCTGGCGACATTGTGTTTGATCTGAATTCCATTACTTGGAATAGTGATGGGAACTCGAATACTTGGAAGACAGTATAGTCTTCACCGCTACCGGTTGCCGGGTCAACCCCCACAATGTATGTCTTATCCTTTTCGATACGCTTCCAGAAATAGTTCGTACCAATTCTAAACGGATAACTCGGCTCGTAATCAGGCATTCCCTTATTACGATCATTCATTGTAATACGTTCCACTCGACGGTCATACTCAGTTTCTTGTGTAGAAATGATGTACGAATCGAATAGGGTCAAGTCGGATGATAGGAACTCACATTCAAATTCCTGACGCCATTTACGTTCACCTAGCTTGTCCATGAACGCCTTCTTGAATTTGTCGTCACGACCCGGTGGCTGGTTCCACTTAACGTGTAAGGGAATGAATGCTTCTGGATCGGCTGCTAGTTCTTCTGGCGTCTTTGCGATAGACTTGAACCATTCACGTGCGAATAGGTTGGAGTCACCGTTAGGCGTTGAAGTAATAATCATCGCACCACCCGTCGAAATCGTCGGAAGGATTGAGTCCCAAAACTCTAGCTGTACGTGTGGAGCAACGAACGCAAGCTCGTCACAATATATTAGAGAAATAGATAGACCACGACCTGAGTCCTTTGAGGTAGCACTAGCTACGATACGGGACTTGTTATCGAATGCACAGGAGTGCTTGTTCCAGTTGGTATCATCGATACCCGGCTTTAGCCAGTGTGGAAGCTCTTCGTAAGCATACTGAATCTTACCAATTAGCTCCATCGCGTTAGACGATTTGTTTGAAGCAATTAGTACGGTTTTATCAGGGTGGAAGATAGCATACCAGAGTAGGAATGCACAAGAGGTTTCAGTCTTACCCGTCTGTCGGGCAGATAGTAGAATGTTGAATCGGTTGGTACGGTAACGATTAACCATATCACGCTGATAATCATGGAGATTAAACTTAATCTGACCATGCTTCGGGTGACGAATCTTTACGTAATTTGTAATGAAGTAGATAGGGTCAACCGAACACTTATAAAGTTCAATCAACTGATCTTCGGTATAGCTAACATCTGCATTAGCTTTCTTAATACCGGGGGAGCGTTTAGC